ACGAGCAAGACTCTCTCCTGTGTCTTCTGCTCTTACAACGACTTCTGTGAGGTTGCAGAACTCACGGTCGCGTAGAATGATTTCGGAGCATGGGTTTGTACCGAAATCATAATTTGGATCTCGTCTATCGCCTAACTTAGCAACAGTCTTTTTGCAAGCCTCACGATTAAAGATGCCACGTTCGCCGCTCTTGCTCTTATAAAGAGATACCCATTCTTCCATAAAGATGCCCATTTCTTGTTTTTCTTTATAGGCAACGGAGTTGTTGGCCAGTGCGCGCTGTGAATTGTCGTTCCACCAAGCGCCGGATTTTGCATCCCGCATTCGTTCATCAGTGAGATTACTAAGTGATATAAGTGCTGATCGTCGCACACCTCCGACCACGACAACTTCTGCAATCTTACATACGATATCATGGCATTCGATGGAAGTGAGTTTTCTTCCTGAAGCCTTTTTAAAAGTATCAGTTGTGAATCTAAAGAGATCTTCGAGTGGCCCCGGACCTGATGCACGACCACCAAATGTCTTAAGTCTCGCGCCAGAAGGACGAACCTTTGAGATGTCCCAGTTAGGAACCTGACCTCCAATAAGAAGGGAAACAAGTTCTCTATACGCTTTAGCCCAGCCAGCCTTACTATCTTGGACAACAATAGTGGTTTCACTGTTAGTAAACTCCTCTGCGATAGTCGGCAACTTCTCTACATATTGTCTCTCTACAGAAAAACCCACACCAGTACCACACATTAAAATATATAGTATTTCATCAAATGCGCGAACACGATTGACTGCAACATACGAGCAATTATATCCTGCTGTATTGTCACGATCAAGTGCTTCACCTGCCGTCATTAAAGATCTCATACTTGGCATGATTTCTAAATTCAAAACAGATGTTTCTAATTCGTTTCTCAATTCCTTTGAAAGAATAAACTTTTGCTTTTCCTTCAAATGATTTTCAAAGAAATCGAAATACCTCTTAACAGTTTCTTGCCAGGTTTCTCTTCTTTTTTCAGATTCGAGCCAGCGCGAGTAACGAGAAAGGTGTATAAACTCTTGGTAAAGAGTGGGTAATTTAATATCAGTATTCATTTTTTCTCCTGTTAAAGTTGGTAAGATATGTATGGTCAAGTTGTGGTCTTAGCAGTAAGAACCTTCCAAGATTCTGGAAACAAAGGTTCAATTATTTGCCCAATGGCATGTGCATATTGTTGTACTTCCCATTGTGCATGGGAATCGCTTCTTTGATGATATACTCTGGCATATGCCGATAGAGATCCTGTCCACCACCACTCGGTATATGTTCCTTGTGGAAGAGCAGAACGCGCTTGCTCGGGTGCAACGCCTTTATTAAGTAGTTCTTCATATGTGCGGAGTGATTCTCGGACTGTAAATTGATAATTACGATTGACTGTGTTATACGAATCATCGATTGGCATAAAATCTTCAGAACCTTGCTTTGCTCCGTTTGTTGGTTTGCCTCGCCAACGAGGCATATAAACCTCTGGTGAATTACTTACATAACGGCGCGATACTTCGTTCTCGACAAATCCTACTTTGTGTTTGAAAAGTTGAGTGCGAATAAAAATTGGCGCCTTAATTCGTAGCGTAATTTGGGGATGTGCAAATGGTGTCCAATGTTTATGTTTTGCAAGATATCTAATTAACTTTATATCTTTTTCACTAAGTATGCCATCGCCTTCATGGTTAACTTCTTCCCATTCACTTTCTTTATTGAAAGATACTCTTGCTGCATTTACAACGGTGAGATCGTCGCCCATGCAAGATACAAACTGTACAAATCCAATAGAATCCAAAACATTAATCTTCATATGTGTCATTTAATTTTTCCTTTTTCACATCTTTAAATTCTATACCATCAACTTTTGTATAATGCTTTGCGTAATCAATAGCTCTTCGCCACAAATCGGGATTCATTTCATTTACATATTCTGCAAATTTGAGTCCAAATTCAGCAACGGCTCTTGTCAGCAAATAATCATCTTTTCCTTCAGACATTGCATTTTTTCCAATTATGAAATTCTAAAACCGCCTTCAATCCTGAATAAACGCAATTCTGTAGTATTGCATCCATATATTTTTTCCCTTGCTTCTTCATTACTTCATTTATATCTTTTTCTTTGCAAGTGGATGGCCAGATAACAACATTAACCCCTATTTTAACAAGTTCCAAAAGAATTTCAACAGTTTGTTTATTTCTTGGTTCATTGTCCAAAATGAATATTCCTTTTGGATATTCTTTTGCCATGTCAATGAATCCGCTGCTACCCAAACACGCAACAGAATTATCAACAAACATACTGTCTATTGGCCCCTCAACTATATAAAATGGTTTTCTTTGATTTAGTCTATCAATACCATAGATTAATTTAGTATCTTCTGTTTTTCTTAGTGTGATATACTTTGGAACATTTTTCTTTGGCAGTTTAGAAAGTGTTCTTCCTTGAGCTCCAATTATATTTTCATCTTTATCTCGAATCAGAATGATAATTCGTTCTTCTTGTGCTAAACTATAATGGGATTGAAATTGTTTTGCAAATGCGCCAAAATCATCAGTATATCCTATATCACAAAATCTATTCTCCGGTATTTGTCTTTCTTGTATGAAAGCAGAAATATGTTCATCATCTACATTGTTTTTTGCAGATTTGAAATTATTTAAGCTATCAAACTTGATATCAGAGGTGAATGGATATATTTCTTCTTTTTCAGGCTTCTTGAAATTAGAATTACCGTTTTCGCCGGATCTATATCGTTCTAAAGCATACTCTTTGCATAATGGTAGAGATATCTTCTCTAAGAAATTATGCAAATTATGACCTATACCACAATTATGACATTTGTAGAAGAAATCATTTCCCTTTTTAAAGAAATAACCTCTTGCTTTTATTTTGCTTCTGTCTGAATCTCCGCACAGAGGACAGCGGCAATTTGCAAGATTGTCTTTCTTCCATTTGAATTTCTCCAAAAGAGAAGAAACCATATTAATGTATTTTTTGTCTATATAAGTTGACATTATATCTTCCAAGAATCAAACTTCTTTTGGTCTTTGAAATTTGGAGTTTGCTTTCTTTCCTTTGAGAAGAAATCCTCTTTCTTTTGACCACTCTCGGCAATATATCCTTGATCTTCTTTCTGAACATCAAATAATTTCATTTTTGCTCGGTTGATTCCAACGATAAACTTTCTATTCTTTGCTTTATCGTTATACCGATTCTTCAATTGTTTCACCATTATCTGATTAAGTTCATCAAGTTCTTCTGTAGATATAAGGGCAAACATGAAATCGCAAGTTGCAGGCAATCCAAACGATTCTGAAGTGTTTTCCAAATCAACATCAGTATTTGAATATCCTGCACGATTAGTTTGTGTTGCGCTGAATATAGGAACATTGTATTCAATCGCAAGACCTCTCAATTCCTCGGCAATCGATTTAACATACTCGTATGAGTTTACATTCTTGGCGCCCTTGAATCTAGAGGAAGAACAAATATTCAGATAGTCAATAAAGATAATATCAGGTTTAAACTTCTTCTTTAGTTTCAACTCATCTAGAAGAAATCTGAAGTGATTGGCATTTGCAACACCCGTTGGATATTCTTTGATGATCAACTTTCCGGTAACTCCTGCGGCAGCAGATTCTACCTTCTTCTCGTATACCGTCTTCGTCAAATCCTTAAGATCGTCCAGATTCACATCCAAGAAATTTGCATCAATTCTTTCTGCAATTCTCTCTTCTGCCATCTCACAAGTAATATACAGAACATTCAAGTTTTGCTTCAAACAGCAAGCAGCATGATGGCATAAAAACAAAGACTTACCAACACCCGTACCTGCCATGACGATGTTCAGAGTCTTGGGTGCAATTCCATCCTTTGTAATTGAATTGAAGTATTCCAAATCGAACGAAATCTTCTTTTCGGTGATATGATAAAAATCATATCGCTTAGAATAATCTTCGATATAATCATGACCAATATTAGGATCAAACGAAACCGCCAATGCTTTGCTTAGTATATCAGGAATAGATCCGGCACTTTGCTGTGACTTTCCATCAATGATATTAACAGATTCCATGATTGCATTATAAACTGCTTTATCTTTGCAAAAGGTTTCTGTTTCCTTTGTTAGCCAATCAACATCAACAGGATCGGAATCTTTCGATATACTCTCAATGATTTCAGATATCTGCTTTACTTCATCGTCGCTTACTGATCGATTCTTATCAATGATAATGAACAGTGCCTCCTTTGTGGGGAGGCTATTATACTTCACAATATAATCCTGAATCGTTTCAAAAACAAATCTCTCTGAACGATCATGAAAATAATCTTTGATTAGAAATGGCGTCACTCTCCGGGAGTAAGACTCATTTTTTATCAGGTTGTGAAGTATAATCTGTTCTATGCTGTTCATTCAGAATCTCCAGTATCTTCTTCAGCCTTGGTTGAACCGTAACAGAATTCTTTATTTGCTGCCTCATTAATCTTGTTAAGAAGTTCTTTTGTAAAATATTTTTCAGGTGATTCATACATTTGCTTCTCAAAAATTTTAGATCCATCAAGGAGTTCCACTCTTCCTGATGTCTTTTTCAGTATACCATGTTCAACTGCCAAGTCAACAAGACCGTAATAAGGATCAAGGCCTGTTTCATAATTCAGACGCACATCTACCATTTTGTTTTCTTTGGTAAATCTTCCCTTGTTTAGACGGCAGTGAATGATATTTCCAACAACTTCACCATCGGCATTCTTATCTTTCTTCTTTGAAAGATAGATTATGATTGATGCTGCATACTTCAA